GCATCCTCAGGATGCTTTTTTTGATTATCTTTAAATAGCGTACTATATCGTACACATATATTATTAGCTTAAATTTCTATAGGGTATTGGTTATATTCAGTGTCGCACATTATATCTTTCGCGACATTAGAAGGTTTAATTTTAAGCCCACAGCGCTTTTTGCATGTCGACGATATGTATATGTATGTCGTGCAATTATTAGAGCTTAGAGCTTCATTTTAGGCCTTGCTTTAGAACCGATTATGAAAGATGTATTTCTCTTCCTAATTTAGTTGTCAAAGTGCTTATTCCTTACCGCTTTATGATTCCAGTATACACCCTATGTCAATCCTTGTCAAGTACTTTCTTTTTAGCCTCTTCTGTCATCTTTTCTATAATCTGGCGTACACGTTCTCTTGATAATCCATTAAGCTTGGCAAGCTCGCTCATGTTTACTCCTTTAGTATGAAGCTCGAACATCTTTTTGTTCCGCTTTTCTGGAGTCAGCTGATAGTCTCTCATATTTGGAGTACTGTTAATTGATTATTCGACACATTCATTATAGCATACTATGTCAAGTCGTCAAGTACTTATACTGTATACTACACAAACATCATAGCCCTTCTTTCAAATTCTTTGTCGTTCCACTGCAAGTAAGTAAAACTTGAAGCTGGGTTTGAATGTCCGAGAATCGCCTGCACGTCTTTCGGGTTTCCGCCTTGGTCAAGAATTTTATGCGCCTTTCCATGCCTGAATGAATGTGGACTTATCTTTTTTTCGATTTTTGCCTTCTTGGCGAGCTCCTGAATCCACCTTTGCACCGTTCTTGGGGTTATCCTGCTGGGCGGCCTTCCGTTTTTAAGGCCTATCAGCATTGGAGGTTTTTCGTCCACTTCCCTTCTAAGACGCATAAATTCCTTCAAAAAAATGTGGGTTTCCACTGACCAAAATATTTGTCTAACATTCCGCGATTTTTTGGTGCTGATGACCATGTTCATTTTTTCAGGGTCAAACATGGAGAGGTTGATAGAGCAAAGTTCCGATACTCTTATCCCTGTTTCCCACAATAACCGTAGAACAATAAGCTTTTCAAATTCTACGAAGGTTGTAGGCTTAATGAATGATAACATGGAAACGTATTCTTCTGATGATACTGCTTGGTAGGAGTTAGCTTTAGTTTTCGGGACTTTGATAAGGTATGGGTCAAGGCACTTCACTCCTTGCATACGATAAAATTTGAAAAAATTAGAAAGCACAATCATGGCAAATTCGATTGATTTGGGCTGGTAATGTTCGTCCAGCCATTTGCGGAATTTAAGCACATCGTGAACTGTTGTGTCATCAATTCCTTTTCCCGTGATTAGTTTATACTTCCCTAGCCAAATACCGTAATTGACACTGGCTCTTGTGGTATAACTAGCTTTCCATTCAAGATATGTTGCGATTTTTTCCATAAAAAAATTGCGCGTATACTCCCTAGTACTAGTAGGTTTCTATGCGCAATTTCTCGTATGCTTTTGTGTTTGTTTTCACAAAGAAAAGCATATTATAAGTATACCACAGAAATCTCCTTTCTAGTACAAAGGAAATAGATATTAAATTGATTGACATTTGACAGTACATTTATATTGATATCTTGTCAAACAAAAAGCAGCCATATTTCAGACTGCTTTTCTACGGCTGATTAAAGCCTCGGAGTCCGAAGACCATTTTGTGCATCGTGTAGGAATTGCACCTACCCAGCCTTGCGACAACAGATTTACAGTCTGCCTCCCGTCTTTAGAGATTTACCGATGCATTAGCAGCGCAGTGGGAGGCCTTAGGTTGCCTTTATTCCCACTGGCTATACAGGAACGCCTTATGCAAATTACGCTGCGTTCAAAACTTTAATCCATTCCTTAGTATAGATAAGTAGTGGACGATTCTTTATAATGTACCTAAAACACTCAAAGAATTGAGCCACCTCTCAGATTTGAACTGAGAACCTACTGTTTACAAAACAGTTGCTCAACCGTTGAGCTAAGGCGGCAAATGGGGGCGGACTCACCGCCATGCCTTTTTGTATTAGTGTTTGTTTTAAAAAGAATGGATAAATTGATCGGTAATGTTTTTTCCAGGGCAAGCAGTGGCTTTGATAGTTCGGTGACCACATTCGCTTCCCTTGACCAGTTTCGGCAGGTCTGGTCTTCTGGTAGTAAGATAAATCATTAGCTCCTTGTAGGCTTTAATTTGCGCGCTGGTGAGCTTTTGAGTTTGCATATTGCCGTCAAATTTGATAGCAATACTTTTGCGGTTAATAACTAGATTTCCACAGTGATAGCCGACTTCGGTTTCTGGCAGACATTTAAAAATATCGCCTGCGTTGTCCAAAATATAGGTGTACGAGATGTGAGACCAACCTTTCGAGATATGATACCTAGCCTCCGCCTGATAACGCTTGATGGAATCATAAAAAAGCGGTCTAGTAGAACCATCGTGATGTACAATAACATTAACAATGTCAGCTTTTTTCATGGTCCCATTGCTTTTTTCAAAGGGAAGCAAGTGCGTTATGTCTATTATTTTCATATTTTTTCTTTAATTTATAAAATTTGCCATGACACTTTTTGCATCGACCATTCGCCCAGTGCCTTATTGTAGTTGTTCCACAATCTATACATTTTTCATATTTGCAACTCCAGTCAAAGAGTCGTTGTTTTTTCCAAAACTCAGTAGAGGTGTGAATACAATGGTCGTGGTTCGTCATTACTTCTAAATTTTCAGGAGAGTCATTAAGTTTATTTTCATCAATGTGGTGGGCCAGTTCATTCTTTTCAAGTTTTCTTCCAAGTTTTTCTTCAAGGATTAAGTCCGCTATCTTTGCGTATCCTTGCTTATTTGCTCTGTGATAATCTGGTTTTTTTATAAACCAGTAGTGAGAACTTATTCTTGGTTTAACATTCCCTAATTTTATATTTCCCGCATGTCTACCTAAGCAGCTTCGTGAGCAACATTTCACAGTATCTTTTCTATATGCAAAGGTTTCAAACTCTTTTTTACAAATAACGCAGGTCACTTTAATGAACCTTGTCTTCTTATAATTAAAGTAACATTCTTGAGAACAATATTTAGCCTCATGACCTTCCCAGTTTTCAGATGTAAATTCTTTTTTGCAGAAAACACATTTTTTTATTATCATTTTATTTTTATCCAGTCTATACCCCAACTTGCAAGAAAGGGTATAGACAAGATATGCAAGTTATTTTTTAAAACTGTCACTCCTCTGCTCCAACGGAGTTTTTCTTTTTTCAACTTTTCCCAAACAGGACAATCCATATAAAAGTCCAAAAACTACCAGCAAGACCGTAGCCCAAAAAGACAATTCCCAAATTTTGAATTTTATCTTTGTACAAATAATTGTAGTTTTAAAATTATTTCGGGGTCTAGGCTTGTGGCTTCGACCCCTGAGCGGTATGTTTTACCCTACTGGTAGGAGCTTATTGGAAGCTCCGTTTGAGCACTGCTCACAAACTACGTCTGAAACTGCAATGTCGCCAGCGTTGATTGCGTATTGCAATTCAACAGGCATGGGTTTCCATTCTTGGAAATGTTTTACCTTTTCGCAGTGCTTGCATTTTTTAATGAACAAGCTCATGTCTTCCTCCTTTAAGGTTCGTTTTAACCTGCGTGAACGTAAAGTGCCATAGCTCAATTTCTCCTCCTCTGGAACTTTTTAAACCGTTTGTATAACGCCTCTAAAAGTCTCATGATATCCTCCTGCAAAGAAAGACTGGGATGAAAATGATGTCGCAATTCAGCGGACAAAAGTTGAAATCACAAACAGCGCAGTGAGAGGCCATCCCTTCTTGGACGCACCCCACACGACAACGTTTTTCTGTTCTTCGACAATGTTTGTTATCGCAATAAGCAACTAACATTTTGTACCTCCTTTTGTTATGGACTGGCTGAGAGAGGCATATATCCATCTCGTTACAAGTCACGAGGTTAATTGGTGCTGTCCCCATATAAGTTACAGCGTTACTTCCCCAACGGCATGTATATGCGCCTTCGACCCTGGGTGTTCTCTCTCTCAGCCAGTCCATAACGATTGTAAGTAAAGAACTATTTTCTAACTACTAGCGCCAAAACTGCGGTAATGACCGCTACTATAACTATCCACATTATTCTTTTTAGGCTTTCTTCCGTTTCCTTACTTGCATATCTTCGGTCGAATTCATCAGCTAAATCTTTAGGAAGCCCAGCTATTGAAACTTTAATATCTGTAACTTCTTTTTTTACTTCTTCAATTTGTTTCATCATTGGAGAAATGTGGTTGGCGAAGCAATCGCTCGCATGTTTTTCTAGTGCCTTGCTCATTTTATTCCACGTTTAATTTTTATTTTTCAGTCAGAATTTTGTAGATGTTTCTGAAAACAACGATTGAAGAAGCTTTTAAAGCTCCAACAATAAAAGCAAGCTCAAAAATGTCTTGCCCTTGGGAATCTGCAAAAAGTCCGATAGCCAAAAAAGCCACTACGAAAGTTTTTGCGAACGAATAGATGTGTCTGCCTGTTTGTGTTTGTAAAAATTTTTTCATTTTTTTTACGAAAAAAAGAGCCACGGTTAAAAAACTCGTAACTCTTTTATTTGGTTGTATATTATAGAACATATCATAATTAATTGATTTTGTCAAATTTGATAATCTTCATTCACCCTCCCAGAGTTGAGAGGGTGTAGAAAACTACTTCAGTGCAAGAAATTCTTTCTTTTTTAATAAACCCCTTGTCATTACCTCATCTGCAATATCCAGTTTGTCTTGGGATGTCACTCCGCTGCCAGTTGCAATAATAGTTGCCGCTGTAGTAGCTTGAATAAGCCAGGTTACAGCTTCACCACTAATAGGAGGAACTACTTGTGAGCTACCGTCACCTGAAACAAAAGTCCCTGAAATGGTCACCACAATATTGGGCGAGTATCCGCTTGGTCTTACCTTCCATCCATTTAGCAGCTTGAAAATTTGGTCAGTGTAGACGCTATTTCCAAGGTCAGCTTTTCCAATTGCATCCATTGGAGAAAGATACTGCATGGTGTCAATATCATCCTCCCATTCTTTTGCGGCATTATAGAAATCAAGTGCATTGAATGACGTGGCGGTAGAAACTTCAATTATTTTGTTGTCTCCGTCAAATGTTATCATGTTGTTTTAATTACGCTTGATAAATGGTGTCTGCTTCGTTGATACTTGAAACTGAAAGTCCTGCACTTGTAAGGGTTGTCCCAACCTCAAAAGGTTTGTAACCTGCTTTACGCGTTCTCACGACCACGTCCCAATCGGCAACATAGGTTAAGGTTGTAGAAGCGTTTCCGTTAGCATCAAGGGCAGCTTCTAGGAGTGTGTCAGCGATGTCCGCTGGGGTATAAGTAGCAACATTATAAGGAGCTGAAAGTTTGTAAACCACAACCCTGCCTCCACTCATTGCGCTGGAAGCGTCGACTGAAATAGCAACTGTTGATGGTGGAGTGTGCAAAACTCCGTTGGAATCGGTGTATTTAATGTCGTTAGCATCTGCCCCATCGAAGTTTTCAAACCAAATTCCTTGGGCGGTGATGCCTGTACCTGTATAAGTGATAAGAGGTGTGGTAAGTTTCCCAACATGGGTTCCTGCCCCGTCATCAATGTCGCCTGCCTTGAGCAGTTCGCTTTGTACCCAGTTGTACACTTGTTTTAGAGAAAGACCTCCCCCGTCCACAACTACTCCATAAGGCTGCACTCCTGCTCCGTCTCCTGCGTCCTTAGTCACGCTTCCCCAAGTGATAGTCAGTCCTGTGTAGGCGTCAATGGTTGCTTGGTCGATATCTAGTTGAGGGTCTGCTGCGGTAGCCAGCGGTACGTTTGACACAATCGCCCCTCCAGTTGTAGAGAAAGAGGAATAAGTCTGTTGGAATTTACGAGCATAGACTGTGAAATTCTGGGAGTCGATTTCTGTGCCTGCATCTTTGGTCTTGAAAAGCATGTTGATGTGTCCTGTCGTCCCATGGGTGTAAACCACCGCCCCATCTTGCTCAATGTAAATGGTGGTACCTGAAACAATTGAACCCAGGGTTTGAATGTTGGTCCAGGTGTTATCCACTGCGGCGTCTTGAAGGGCGGCACTGGTCAAATATTGAATTGAACCAGCGGAAAATAACCAACCATTAATCAAGGTGAACAAGGTAGGGGTATCAGCTCGTAGGGGTATGAGGTCGTCCATCTGAGCTGCTGAAGCGAAAACTGCCATCGCGTCTGAATAAACGCTTCGCAGAGTTGCTGTAGCGTCTACCGTGATGACTTTGGTGGTGTAATTATAGCTTATCATTTTGTTTTTTAATTAATTGGTTATATTCTTCCTTAGTTAAGTTTTTTATCATCTTCTTTTTGACCAATTCATCGGCATATTTTTTGCTCATGCCTACGATTTCTCCCTTTTTCCAGTGCTCCCCGTAATCTTTGAGAGCAAGATAGGTTGTTGTATTCATATTATGCTTGATAAACAGTGTCTTGTTGTTGGATGACGTACACTCCAACCCCAGAACTAATTAAATTAGCTTGCGTTTCAAATGGGTCATACCCAGCTTTGCGGATTCTTACGGTAACCAGCATAGGGCTTTCATATCCTGGAATATTCTCAATCACGTTATCTCCTTCCGCAATTGTTCCAGAAGCTAGTACGCTTGTAAGGTCAGACGACCTAGCTATCCAATAAAGAGAGTCCGCTATGGCATTCTGTATTGTCAGGTTTGCATAAAACAGCGCGTCCTCTGGCGAGCGTTGAGTCCCGATAATCCCAGTTCCAAGTGGCATCGACTTGGCTGTTGGTAGAATGGAAAATGCGCTAGTTCCTAAAAATATTGTACTCATGAAAGTGTTAGTTCGGGGTCAAAGAAAAAGAAGTCATTGGCCGATGTCGACGGAATCGCCACATAAATATTAACGACAATGTTTGAATATTGCTTAAGATTTGTAAGAGTAACCGAAAGCTCGAATTTGCTATAACTCAACGCCCCATAAGTTGTGGAAGACCAGCCCGCAGTCGAGGTATCGCAGTTTGCAGCTTCAATATCAAAAGTTGAAACGTTTTGGATATTTCCATCCGTATCAATGTATGATATTTCAGCCCACACTTGTCTTTTAGTAGGAGTTCCGAAAGCATTGTTCACCAGGAATTCCAGCGTGGCAGTTTTAGTGGCAGAAGTCTGCGTAAAATATTTATTGAATATTGGAAGCGGAAGTGGATAGCCAGCTGTCAATATGTTGTAAGCAGGATAAATTTTCCATGACCAGTAAGTGCTGGAACCATTTGGAAGTGTCGCATTAAGTGTCGGATAGTTTTGTCCACCTTTCCATTCAACTGAGCCTACTCCTAAGATTTGTATGAAGTCATGAGTGGCGTTTTTTTGCGTGATAATAGTTTTTTGCACGCCTAGATTTGTATACCCACCTCCTGGTGTCAAATAAAGATTTCCAGTGTCGCATTGATTAAAGTTCATGGTGTTTCCTCCTCCTGCACCCGTAATAGCACCTAACAAATAATCAGAAGAAACTCTGGTGTTTGTCCATTTGCATCCATTAAAATTAATGTTTCCTCCATAAACACATTCTCCTATCCAATAAAAACCAGCAGTAGCAGTTGCATTTGCTAGATTGAATATACATCCATTAAATGTTGACATTGGACCATAATTTGACCCTGGTTTTAAAATTGGGTAAGCGGTATTTTGAAAAGCACAACCAACATCCCATTTACAATCATTAAACAAATTATGCCCTTGCTGAGCTGAATGTAGTGAATAAAATTGCCCATAGGCAGTGTTACTTACATATGTTGCAAAACTAACTTTATCATATCTAGCGTTGGCAAACGTCATTATCGAAGCGGAGTTTGCTTGGTTATAATAAAATTTAATATTAAAGTTTGTCCCTATTACGTTCACATAATCATCCCAAATAATTGCCCCAGTATGGGTCACTGTAAAAACCCCACTACTGTTTCCATCATTCCAAACCGTCCCGTTATCAAAAATAAGGTCAATAGGGGATGCCGATGTCGCACCAGTTGCAACAGTTGTAGCAGCCCACGTTTCAATTTTGCCAGTGCCAGCAGCGGCCGTTCTGACATAAACCTTGTCTCCTGCGGCTAAAGTCCCATATCCTGGAGTTCCGAGACAGACATTTCTTAAATTATTCCATGCCCCTGCTGCTCCTGCAGAAGCTGCCTGAGCAGATGTAGTCCCGTCGCCATTATAAGTAGCACCGATATCAACATATTTATTAGCCATATTATTCTTCTTCAATTATCAAATTATCAAACTCTTCCTTGGATATCATCAGTTCGTATTTCCCGAATTTAATGTAGACAAAATCATCTTCTCTAGTGATGTCATCTGAGCGAATCTCTTTGTTTTTGTAGGTAAATTTATACATAGTTGTAAGTTTTATTAGCTTTATCTGCAAAAGCAGTGTCATAATCTCCCTCTCCTTCGGCTATCTTCCATACTTCGGTAGCTACAGTCATTCTTTTAATTCTCCAACCCGTTGAGGAAGCAAAACCATAGTATTCATAAGTTGCTCCTTCGTCTGATTGAATGAAATTGTAAGTAGAACCTCCTAAACCTTGAACTGCTGCTAATACTGATTGTTGGGTTTCTTCGGTGGCAGCTTTACTTTCAAGATTTACCAGAGCGTCAGTTTCAATCCTAGTCAATCCTCCTCCGCCACCGCCGCCTCCTGCGCGATCAACTTTAACTTCCAGTCTTCCCTCTTTATCAAACTTGAAAGGCACTTGCTCAGCTTCTTTTTCTGCTATAACTTTTAGCCATTCAGCAATTACCGAGATATCCTCCGTCTTGGCCATCTTTTCCATTAACTCGCACATCATTTTCTCGTGCTTGTCGTCTTTCGGCCGCTCCATGATTTTCATCATTTCATCGAGCATCAGGGTGTAGTCGGTCGCTTCTTCCGGCTTCATGGACTTCATTTCGGAGTGCATTTTCTCAATCGCTTTGACGACTGCTTTAGTATCAACTTCGACATTAGTCTTGCCGATATTGACGGTCATGTCTTTCTTTTCTAGTGCCTTTAGAAAAGCTTCCATTTTGGCCTCTAAAGAAGACAAATCCACTTCGGGGATAACTGTCGGCTGTATAGCTTTAATCGCCTCGGTGGTGGCTTTTTGAGCCTCTACGATAGGGTCAGAAATGTCAGCCGTATTGTTAACGGATAGGTCGGTGGCATTCTTTTTTTCCCTGATCGCTTTTTCGATTCTGTCGGCGTTTTCCTTATTGTGGCGGTTGAGCGCCTGAATCGTGGGGACAACAGAAGTCGTCCACATGTTCTTTAGAAAAATTATGATTTTGTTTTCCATTTGCTTTTTTTTTAAATTTATGCTATTGTCTAACTAGAACTGTTTTATGAACCAGTAGATAAACAATCCGAATGATACTTTTATAGATGTAAGCAGAAATAGCTTGAATAAATCTGTAAAAGTTAGCTGTTTTACTTTTTCCGTATCGCTGTTAATGTCTTTCATAAAATTTTCTGTATTCATGTAGTTTTGAACCGTTCGAGTTTCTTTTTTGAAGGAGAGAAAACTTGGGCGGTTTTTTTTGTGTTTGTTTTTAATTGTTAATATTTATTGACATTGATTGTAGTATGTGGTAGATTGAGGGCAATTAATAAATTATAGGGTATGAAAAATATTAACTATTGGAGGTTGTCTATTTGGCTTGCGCTTATATTAACTGCTGCATTAACTTATTATGTTAATCACACAGTATGGGTAAATACGCCAGATTGGGCTAAAAATTATAATTCAATAAGCTTAATCGTATATATTTCTCTTTTAGCGAGCATAGTTTGGGAATACAAAGATGAATACCCTACTTAGCTAAAGTGTCAACGACGGGATTACCCTTTGCTTTTTCTGCCTTATAAACAAAATTATATTTCTTGTATGTTTCGGCCTTAACTGAATTTTTTAATTTTGTTAAGGTTTTTAATTTATCATCGTCCGAAAGTTTTTTATATCTATCATCTTCCAGTAATTTAACCACCTTTTCATTAACCTTAGTGTTATATAGTTCGTTCGCTTCCTTAAATTTTTCAGGAGATACTTTTGCTTTAAATTGTTGCAATTCTTTACCTTTTGAGGCGTTCCAATCCACATCGTTATTATAGGTATTTGTTCCAAAGCCAAACATATCAGCAGTTACATTTAAGAGCACCATTCCTTCTTTATCTTCATATGCTTCAAAAGCTGTTCCAATAATCATGGGAGTAAGCCTACTTTTCATCGCTTCTTTTATCTCAAAAGGGTCCCCAATTGCATCCGACCCATAAAGCCAATCAGCAGCAAAAGAGGCTGTTGGGGATAACTTATTCCTGAAATATTTAACAAGTGTGTCTCCCCTGCTTGGCGCTCCGAAGTCCTCGCCTAAATTTCGCACTACATCGCTTGTGGTGCTTTTTGTTTGTCCAGAAATCAATCTAGCTAGCAATACAGCAAAATTTCCGTCTCCACCAGTTACATCAATTCTAGTATTCCCGATTTTGACTTTTCCGAAGTCTGAACTGCGAGGGTCGACTTCAACTTCTGCTCCTGACATTTGAGCCAGCGTTAAAATTGATGCCGATGTTCCTGCCATTCCGATTAAATTTCTAAAAGCTTCCTTTCTAGCTGTTGGGCTTATATTAGGGTTGAGATAATTATTAGGATTAAATTTTTGGATAGTTGCCGCAATTTTTCGAGGAGAAAAGAAGAAGGCGTTAGCTATTGGGGAAGCTGTATCCACTGCGTTATTAATAAGCTTTCCTGCTCCTGTAAAGTTATTAACCACATTCGCCAAATCTCTAGAAACTTGTCCTCCGGCTTTAATATCTTCCCCAGCTAGCGCTGCTTTTTGAAGCATATCATCGAAAGAATCAGCTCTTAATTTAGTCAGGAATGCTGTATACGCACGCTCTGAACCTCTAACGCCTGGAACTTTATCCAAAAGTGTAGTCATGAAGGCTTCCTCTCTTTCTGATAATTTATCTCCCAAGCCAGTTACCCTAAGCCCTGATTTTTTCATAGTGCTATAGGTCGGCCTAGAAATAATATCGGCTTGTATATTGCGATAAGCTTTCTCGCTGAAAGCGGCTTTAAACATAGGTGCTAAATTAGTCCAGAAATTCTTCCTTGTTACCATACCAAAACCTTGTCTAAATGGTGCGGAGAAATCCAATGTTGACATAGCAGCCCTCGGAAGATTAGCGACGTTAACAATTTGCTCCCCGACGCTCTTGCTTGGCTTCAGCGAAGCGACATAGTCGTACATGTCCAAAAGCGAGTTTCCGTATTCTATACGATTCTTTTCATTGGATGGGTCGCTTTCAAGTTTGCTTTTCTTTTGCTCGATGGCTTCTGAAATATCTGATATTTTTCTTGCTTCGCTAGCTGACACATCAACCCCTATCTTAGTAGATGCTAAATCTTGTAAAAATGCTTTTTCTTCGTTGGGCTTCAAAAGATTTCCGTTTCTGTCCTTGGTCATTTTTTCAATCTTGGCAATTAAATCATTGCGAACTTCTTTCTTTATTCCAGTGGTTTCTTTCGCCCATTTAATCATGGCTTCAACTTGTCTCTTGGCTAAAATCTTTCTTTCAAACAAAGCGTTAACGTTTTTAGCATTTTCCTCTCCTAAAAAGGACGAAAAGTATTCGTTTCTTTCTTTGGAAGACATTTTAGCAAGCTTTTCAGGGTTAATTTCTCCGCTTTTGAGCTTTTTCTTAAAATCTTCCGCTAATTTTCCGATTAAACAATATTTTCCCATAGTTTTAGCACTTTATTGATTCAATAAATGATGACCAGTCTTGTTTTGTTGGCAGTGATTGGCGAGTTTCCTTTTTGATCTCGTCAGCCACCTCAGCCTTGACTTTGTCTATTTTCTTCCCTGCTTTCTTTTCGACTTTAGATATTCTTTCTTTAGCGACTTTTTGCATGTTTGATAAAGCCGAGTCTGGGTTAAGTTGCGACAGCGCTTGAATCCTTTGACCCATTAGCGTAGCTTCGCCTGTCAAACCTGATTCGTTAGCTAGTCGCCTTATCATCTCTACATCTTTAGTCGCTGTAGCGTGGGCGTTCATGGCTACGAAAACGTCTTCAGGCAGCATATCCTTTGGAGGCTTTGCTCCTTCAAAGATAACTTTCTCAGCGCTTTTGTAATCACTTAAAACAAAATCCGTAGCCTTCGACATGTCATCCGACTTGATTCTTTTTTCATAGGTAGGTAATTCTCTAAAATCTCTGTCAAAACCATAAATCATTTTATCTTTGATAGCCTTAGCCTTAACGCTTTTAGCAAGTCCGCTCGTACCCTCTAATGATTCATATGTAAGCTCTTCAATTTTCGGGGCTTTTTGTGCCACTTCAACTTTTGGTACTTTTATCTCAGGTATTTGCTCAACTTGCCTAACTATTGCTGGCTGGTCGTATTTAATCGCCGTTGGAACGTCCATAGGATTAGCCATGACTTTTAATTTGACCTCGCCAGTGTCTATCATGTTTTTGACAATAGCTTCCTCGCTTACTCCTCTTTCTAGCTCGGTTTTGATGCTCAATGCTTCGGAAGGAGAAAGTTTCTTAGTCTTTTCTTCGATTCTTTTGACAGCTGGGGCAAGTTCTCCGGCTTTTAATATGCGAGGCTCTAAAACCTCAATGCCTTGATCCTTGGCTGCTTGTTTTACCGCTCCGATTATTTCCTCCTTGCTAGTTCCCTTCTTCAATGATTCTATTATTTGTTTAGTTTCCTGAAAGGTCGGTTTTTCATTGAATATCTTTTCAATTTCTCCAATTGAATCAGCAGCATCTTGCGGTCTGAATTTAGAAGATATTTTTGATGTTCCCGCGCCTAATCCTCCTGCCAAAAGTCCTCCGAAAACTGTAGACATAGCTACTGTTTTAGCAGATTCCTTTAATCCCTTGCCTTCTTCGGCTGCTTGTACTCCACCATAGCCAGCTCCATAAGCAGCACCCTCTTTTGCTCCTTGCTTGAATGCCTGCTTAACTCCTTGCTTTGCTCCCTGCTTGATTACGCTGCTACCTACTCCCATTCCAGCCACATCTAAAACTCCTTCGGCTGCGGGGGCAAGAACTGATAGCAATGGTTTTTCTCCTGAAATAACTTTGTCTTGCGCTTGTCTAGTAGCTTCCTGGTAACTATTAATCTTTCCTAGCCCTGGAACATTAAAATCTCCGAAGGTCTTTTCTCCACCACTGGCTACATTGAGCGGAACTTCTGCCAAAGAAACGAATGGGCGTATCAAGCCTTTAGCTATACCTTTGCCTGCTTCCTTTGCTAACTCGCCAGCCTTTTGCATGAAGGTAGGCTTATTTTGTTCAGCTTCCAGCGCAGCACGTTCTTCTTCTTGTTTTCTAGCTAGTTCTTCCTGCTGACGTTGTCTTAAGGAGTTACTAACTTCTATCGTCTTTGATGCCTTTGCTTTCAAATCGAAATAGCTAGTTCCCTTTGAAGAACTTTTTGTTTCCGTCTTGGTTGCTATTTTTTGTTTAAGTTCAAAGTATGAAGCCATATTTAGTATCCAAATTTTTGTTTAAGATATTTGTCCATTGTTGAATCTTCGCCTGTATCTATTCCGAGAGCGTCAAAAGTTTCATAAATAGATTGCCAGTTTTCACCACCTGCCAAAGCTTCGTTGATAAGTTGCCTTTGAGCTACTTCGTTATATGTGGTAGGAGTTTTATCCTCCTTGTCTGGTGCGTAATAAGGCTTGTTTAATTCCTTTTGCTTTATTTTAAGCTCGATGTCCTTTATTTTTTTATCATACTCCTTAGTACTGGAAACGGATTTTCTTAGTCGCTTTTCAAGTTCTTTTGTGTTTCCTTTGGTTTTGAGTCCAAGTTCGACAAGTTTTGTTTTAAGAGCATCTTTGTATGCGTCTTTTTTATCTTCTTTCGCTTTCTCAGTACTATATTTATCAGCCTTTTGGAGAGCCGATTCGAAACTATCGGTAAAAGAAATTCCAGCTTTTCCTCCTGTTTGCCTAATAAGGTCTTGCAATTGACTTCTTTCTTGCTGGGCAATACCATAGCGATTTTGTGCATCTGCCTGCAAAGAATTGAGATATGAAAGGTTAGCGTTTTGCGTTTCGCCAAGTCCTGCTAGTTCGTCAGCGGTAAGCTGCCGCGCTCTTCCAACTTGTCTGCCAATAAGATTCACCGATGCCCCTGTGCCTCCCATTGCATTTTCGTTTTGGTTTTCTAGCGCCCTGGTGGTAGTTCTAAGCGCATGATTGGAGTTATTAATAAGTCCTTGTCCCTCTGCTACTTTAGCCCGCGCAGCTTTAATGTCTGCCGAGTTCATAAACTGATCATAAATGCCATAGGGATCGCTTAAGTTAGGCGCTGCTACTGGCGCGCTGGTTGCTTGGTCGATATTAGCCGCGCTATAAACAGTTTGCGCTGTTGGCCTTGGTACTGATGTTTCCACTACCGTTGGAGCTTGGTAGATTGGATTTCCTTGTGCGTCGATTGCCATAATTATTATTTATATTTATTTTGTTTAAGGATATTATCTCAATATGTCTTGACTTTTATACTGGTTTATGCTATTAATTAGGTGTAATTTATTTTATTGAAACTATGAACAAATCAATCATCGGAGGTGTTATTGCTGGCTTATTTCTGCCTGTTTTGGCGTTTGGTATCACTGATACTCGAGAGGCTATTTTAGGTCTTGCGCCTGACGAGCAAATCTTAGCTTTAGCTGACCGCATAGATAATTCTAAGGTTGAAAGCGAAACTAAAATTGCACAATTACAAACTACGGTTGATTCTCAAAATGCTAAGCTCGCGGAGCAGCAGAAATTAGTTGATGAACAGAATGCTTCCATTGCTTCACAAGAAACTTCAATTACTGAAACAAAAATTTCTATTACTAAGTTAAAAGATTGTAGCGCTGATGTAACAAAATATTGTTATACTTCCTCATTCAAAGATCCAGAAGAATTTAAAGCATTCTTGAAATCTTACGAAAAATTTGACAATTATTCTGAATATAGAGACAAATTTACAAAAGAATTTAATAGCTGTCAGGAAGCTTTAAATTGTAACTAAAGCAATTCTCTTAGTTTTTGGCATTCTTCTAGCTTTTGCTGCATCTCTTTAATTAATTGTTGAGCATTGGATATTTGAACATTTGCATTTTTTTCCATTCTTTCAATTATTTCTAAATTTAGTTCAAATTCTTCCTCATGTATGGCACGACGGATAATTATATTATCTTTTGTGCTTTTTTTTATAAATTCTTCTTTTATTTTTTTCATATCTAAAATTTAATCATTACTAATACCTCTCCCTCTTTTTCTGTTTTTTTACTTTTTAGGCAGCGACCTATAACATCCCCAATTGGTTTGCGTGTTGCTTTAGCACACCCTTTAATTCCAGAAGGTACAATATAATCTCCTATTTTAGCTTTTCCAATAACTCTTACTGGTTCTGCCCCTAAAACTATCGGCAGTCCTTTTTCATCTGCTATTGCGATAACAAAGTCAGTTTCCTTTTCACTTTCTTTCAATCCTTTTGCAGTCCATTTGAGCACAGTTCCTTTTTTAAATGGAAGCTCGAGTCCTGGAACATACCCATTTGTCATCACGCAACCGTCCTTTCCTTTTAATCTTTTATTTATCAATCTCTTTGGCAATAAGTTCATTTCTACATAAGCGAAATCATAAACCTGACGTGATCCGTTAGTATTTGTCTGTTGCCATAATGTTTGAGCGTACATATTATTCCACTTTTCATTTGGTCTTCCGCAATTGTATGCTTCATCACTAGTTGGGACAAAATCACCATCGCATTCTATCTTGCTATTTTTAAATCTAAGATTTCTACCAGATGCAGCTTCTATCCTGATATAAGTAATCTCCGAACCTTCTGTTGTATATCCTCCGATATATCCTCTTAAATCTGCGTTGTAATAAAAATTAACGTTTTGGTTATTCCCGCCCGTAATAACTACCGAATTTCCGACACCGCCAGCTGGAGCTGCCGTTCTGAGCGTCCGTCCCGTGATAGTCCCCGCCGTAATCGTATCGGCATTGATAGAAGAAATCTTTACTGCAGATACTGTTCCATCAGTGAGCTTGACCCCAGAAATAGAGCTGGTTGCAATCCTATCAGCGCTAAGCGTTCCTGTCTGAATATTGTCAGCCGTCAAAAGCCCAGTCACCACTTTACCTCCTGAAATAACTGTGCTATCGAGCTGACCTGTTCCTACTTGATCTAAAGCAGCCAAGTAACCAGCGTCGGTAAGATTAGCGATACCGCTACCACCAGTGATTGTAACTTGACCAGTAAACTTTCCACTGCCTTGCATATCTACCGAAAAAGTCGCATCTTCAAACTTTTCCGCTCCGAGATGTATTCCATTGCCATCAGCTTTAAACTGGGTCGAACCTGCACCTATTTTCAACTCTTTGAGATTCTTAAAACGCTGGCCCGTATTCTCGTCCATTTTTAACGGCTGCGTTGGTGGTAATATAAATTCTGACATGTTATTTGTCTTGCTCGTCTTTTAAATAAATTACGAATTTGTCGCTTTCTTCGATAACTTCCGCGACATCATCTTCTAGTTTTAATTGCTCGATATATCTTAGTCCATCTTCTTTGGCCACGTCAGGAGAGTATTTAGCGTTTTTTGACTGTTGAGGTTTGAATTTCCAAATTACTTTTCGCATTATTGTAAAATTATTGATTTAATTTTAGGAACATTTGAGCCGCTAGGAGTTAAAATAATTTTTACTTGCGATGTAGCTCCGTCAATAACTCCACCATTAAATGAAACCTCCTTTTCAGTTGCGTTGACTGTTTCGGTTTGAGCCACGTAATCGGCAGAATTAATGCTGGTCGAGATTCCAATACCTGTTGGGTAAACGTCATATCTTACTTTGATATCTGAAATTTTTGCTTGAATTTCAGCTGTTTCAATCGTGGCAGTTGCGTAGTTATTTCCTCGCTTGTCAAATCCAGTCCCTACGCTCGCAAGTAATGTTTGACCTTGGACAATCAAGGAGTTAATCGTGCCTGTGCAAGTGTATTCGCCGCAAAAAGCGATACTTAACCCTTCTTCTTCGCTGTGGATTGAATAAATCTTAGTTCCGTTGGCAAACAATGCCCTGCCGTTGTAAACAACTGATTTTTGCTCTCCCAGCGCCGTGGTAATCCCTCTAATTTTGCCGAATCTCTTTAATTTAGAGCCTGTCCAGTAATAAAAGCGTCCTTGCGTGCCACATTGAGCTAAGATAATTTCACCAAGCGTCACAAAGCAGTTAATTCCTATTTCAAAAACCTCTGCCTCATAGCTCCAGGCTGTCGAAACGGTGTCCCATAAGAAAGCCTTGCAGTAAGCCACGTCATTCGACACATAAGTGCCGACTAAAACATCATCCCCTACATTCTTAAGACAAGTTTGCTTATATTGAGCCGGGACAACGAACTCATTAGCCGAAAAAGTATTAGTTGAATCAACTCGTGAAGTATAGCGACCGTTAGCGATCAAAAGTGTATTATTTGCTTCGATTCCCTCCCTGAAATCGCTGCCAGTTGCAAAAGAATCATTATAGGTGCTTGCAAGGTCATAGGTGCCGAGTTTAGTAGCAGTCCAATACCATAAGAATCCATTAAAATATCTTGCTCCTCTGTGCGCTCCATTGGCGTTGGTATGAATTAGTGACCAACTTGCAGCAGTCGTACGTTTCCAAATCTTGCCCGAAGTAGTCGAAACAGCAAAGATATTTCCAGTATTATCAATTGCTTCGAGGCAAGCTTCATTGGGCGTAGTTGATTCACTTTCCATAGCTAATTGAGGCTGGCAAATACCAGTTTCGCTATGGATATCACAGTTATCCAGAGTAACAAACTTATTTTGTTGCAATTTTCCGAGCGAACCTAGTCCGTTTTGGAATGAGCCTATTTGTATGGGTTCTTTCAGCATATGTTTATATTATTAGTCTATTTCGTAATTACCATTTGCTAATACACAGTCGTTTGCTGTAAATGTAGTATAATAAGAAGTATATAAACCAGCTGTGAATAGCCATCCTTTGTAATCATCTGTGCCTAGCGAAATGGCTTTTATCGCTACGGCTCCAGATGCAATTATCATTCCATTTACTGGACAGTCATTCCCAGTTATATTTGCACTAACCAAAACAGGAATAGAAAAATGTAAATTTCCAGACCAAGAACCAACGTTAGTTATTCTGACAGATGACCTGAGTGAAACATTTTTCCCATTCATTAAAAACTTTCCATCAACAACATCTTGAGCATAACTACCTGCGCTTCCTGCACTTCCGTATACGGTTGGAACGTAATCGAACCAACGTTTTTCTTCAAACTGATATCCGTTCAATACGGCCGGAATATCCATCCTTAAAAGTCTTGGAAATCTTGAAATATCATCATAGGACGGATACCAAATATAAATTAAAGTTCCGCCTTCATAAAAAGCGACTTCTTTGAACCAAGAATTACCGTCAGAAGTTGAATGTTTTAGTTTTGCAGTAATTGCGGTGGCGGTTGCCGAAATAGTTTTGGTCGCGCCAAGCTCCAACCAGCTTCCAGTTGTGGCTTGTGTGGCGGATGCTGTTTCTGTTCCGTCATCAATAGAAACTTGAGCAGTTGAGGCGACTTCTTGATAAGCCTTTGCAACGATTGAAACTTCTTTTCCTCGCAATCTTTCTACTAAATCTTCGGGAAGTGCTTGCGAAAGATAAGCGTTAGTTGTAGCTCGTCTGATTTTTTGTCCTCGGTAAAGAGTTGCAGCGAAAAGTTTTTTGACTTGTGAATCAGTGAGGGCGACTGAAAGAACGCTGGCTAATTGAACAAGTCCGTCAAGAAAATATCCAGCATTATTAAAATCTCCTAGCCTTCCGATGGAAAATCCTCCTGTAATATCACCAGTAGTTGAACATGTTGCAGATTGTTTCTTAATTCCATTTACCCATATTTTTTTAACATTTCCTGAAACATCACCAACTCCAACAACCATATACCATTTACCAGCTTCATATTTTACATCACTATCAATATATTCTCCTGATTTATTCCAAAATCTAATCGTTCCATCAAGATTTAAACCTAATCCGTAATAATTTGCTAATCCAGCGTCGCTCATACCAAAAGACCAACCATTATGCAATGATTCGGGCTTCATAAACCAAATCAATGTTTTATTTCCAAGTGCATCAAGATTAGGACAGCTGTTGTGAGTGATGTTAAAATATTCAGTGTTTCCAGCTTCAAAATCCCTCGCCTTACCCATCAATCCGTCGTCAGAAGCTCCGACAGTATTCGTATCAGTCAAATGATAGGCATTGGACGAAAGGTCAACTGCATTTCCACTCGCTTCGTTCAAATTCCAAAGCCCCTCAATATCTCCATCTGTAATTCCCAAAAGGTCAATCAGTTGCTGTTTGGTCATTGACGGAAATCCTCCTTGAACTGGATTAGCAGAAGAAGAAGTCCAATCATCGGGAGTAGCTCCGTAACCATTGGTAGAATTATTGATGAAGTTTCCATTTTTTAGGAGGTTGTTCATTCCGCCCCCTGCGTTGGCATCAACGTAAGTTTTCACCGCTTTTTGAGAAGGTATTTTTGAGTCTGAATTGGCTGCCATAGTTCCGTCAGTGTCTAAAGAAAGTCCTGAATCTTTAACAACATCTCCTGTCGTATCGGAAAAGGTTACTATATTGTCAACTACTGATAGTCCTGGTCCGCTCATTGTTCCATCAGTTCCATCTGTTCCTTTTTGAGCTAAATAATTCCACCAAGTCGCACCTGTTGGAGTGTGACCTGTCCCTGCTTGAATACAAATCCATGAGGAACCATCATAAACCACTGCATCGTCTACCTCGTATGCAGTGCCGCTGCTATAAATACCTCGCCAATTCAACCCTTGTTCGCCCTGGATGCCCTGAATACCCTGCTCACCTTGGATACCTTGTTCGCCCTGGATTCCCTGTTCGCCAGTCAATCCAGTTTCTCCCTGGATGCCTTGAATCCCTTGAATACCCTGAATTCCTTGCTCTCCTGTGTCACCTTTAAACTCAGACTTCAAAGCTCTTTTGGTGGCTAGGTCTGGGTCAGTTTCGGAAACATCGTAAACCACCGTAAAATCAGTGTCTGCCACTGTTTCTAATATTTCTAATTCTGATATTTTTTTGTCTCCCATATTATTAAGCTGGTTTTGGTATTGAATTATATGAAGTGGTAGGCTTAGCTATTGTTGTTGGAACTTGGTCATTGATAATTATCTTAAAACCATTTTCGAGCAGAATGTAAAACCTATTTTCTTGTTGCAGATATCCCAAAAATGATGGCTTTGCTATCTCTCCATAACTTGTGGTTGGCTTTTCAATTGTTTCGTATGTAGGCATTAGCGGTAATTTTGATATTTAAGTGTCATTTTCTTGCGCGTCGGCAGATTGTTTTTGTAAAATTCTAGGAATCTATCCTCTGCTTTCTGATGTTCTTGGTTGAAAACTGTTATTTCCTGTGAGGTGTAATTTTTGGAATGCATGATAATCTCAAGCTTAGCCAGATCCCATGCAAGAATATCCTGCAAGTTCGCTTCAATTTGAACTGGCGCGGTAGTAGATGTGAAATCAACTTGTCTTTGTTCATATTCAATATAGATTCCCTTGGTGATGTTTCCGGCCGTAGTTTTAGGAGGTCGGATTTTGTAAGAATTGCGAGTAAAATCCACGCGCGGATCGCTCTGTGAAAAATCACTTGCAAGTTGCACGTCGTTGTATTCACTTCTTTCGTTTAAAGCGTTATCGTAAACATTGCACTTAATCCATGTAATGCCGTCATAGGAAACTTCAAAGCGCACGGGTTTTAAAAGGTCGGCTGGGAATGCAAATTCTCCTCCAAATCCGTTATCGCCAGCTACCAGCCCCACCGTGGAAATCAAATCAGTCGTGGCTTCGTTAATCGTGGCGTTCTTGTCCACGCGCACCCTTAAAATATCTAAGACGCGGTGGCCGTAGAGAGTGTTAAGACGTTTATAAAACGTGGTAGTGCTTCCGTCTAAGAAAGTAGCTTCCGCCTTATTGACGAGTCCGTATGAAAATGAGAGTAAATCGCTTCCGATCATAAAAATTTGTAATTACCTCTTAAATTTGCTAAATGTTCCTCAAAATAACCTATTTCATTGATGTTATGCCCTCCTAAATTACCAATGTGATAATGTTCTACCGTGGGATATTTAACTTCCAATTCCTTTGGTCTCCTTTGGTCGTTATAGTGCTGGTCTGCCACCCAATATCCTTTTTCCAGCAGAACTTGATACATTCCGTCTGATATCTGCCAACCTGGGGCCTTAAAACCTTTTTCTAATCCAAATTGCTCTATCTTATCCAGGTATTCCTTTGATTGTTCGTAAGTCCAATTCTCACATTCCCTTGATGTTTCGTGCAGCCAGCCGTGAGGAATCATTTTAATCCAATCAATCTTTTTCATTTCCTCTATCCATTCCTTGGAACATCTTCCAACTATCGTGAACAGATTTATTTTGAAATCAGGATTTTTAGCTTTAATTCTTTTCAAAACTTCCATGCCGTCATTCCCTTGGCAGTAGTCGTCAGCGTCTACAAAATATGCAGTCATAGTTTCTGACTCTCCTATATTGCGGTTCTCCATATGGCTTGAATAGGTTTATTAAATCTTCAGGAGTAAATTGCCAAATATGTTCAGGATATTCTTTCCCTTTGCTGTCTTCGCAATCCGGGTCAACTGTAGAAATTATCATCATTCCTCCTTGCTTGGTTATCCTCGCCATTTCTTTAACTAAATATTCGGGTTTTTCCATGTGTTCTATTAGTTCCCCTGCTCCTACCAGGTCAAAATATCCATCTTCGTAAGGAGTTTCAAGAACGTTTCCAATAGCATATTGGATGTCAGGATATTTGTTTACGACTTCCCGCTTGGCATATTCTGAAAAATCTAAGGCATGAAGTTCCGCGACATTATCCTTTCCACCTGATTCTCTGAAAAGCTCAACAAATCCCTTTATTCCCGCTCCTAAATCAAGAACTTTCATTCCTTGTTGGATTAATTTGTAAAATTCAACCTGCCTTTCTACGTCAAAATCTTTCCCCTCAGTGAAAACTTCGTCAAAATGTTCCCCCGTATTTATATTTTTTTCAGTTAATCGTTTCATTTTTCTTCTTGCCATTTTCGCTCAAAATAGCCTGGATTATGTTTATATTGCCCGCCTGTGGTCATGTAATGATTCACTGTCAAATCTTCTATGTATCCAACTTTATAACCAGTTGCTTTTACCCAAGAACAGAAAAGTTCATCTTGTCCCTTAGCTTTGGGGAGATTTTCAGGATAGCGATATTGTTGATAGATTTCTGCTGGTACGATGTGGAATAATCCACCAACTACCGCAGTCATTCCTATACTATGTCCAGCTATTTCCTCGTATCTGCCTCTTTTCGGTTGATTGTCTATCCCTTCAACATTTGGGGACAGAATTAATTTTTTTCTGTCCTTGAAAATTTCAATTATCTTTTCAAGAATATTTTCAGAAACAACTTCGCAATCATTATCAAATTTGATAATCAGGTCGTAGCGCTCCCTGAATATTTCTTCAAGAGCTTGATTGCTAGCCTTGCTTATCCCAACATTTTCAGGATTGTAAATAACTTTTTTGAATTGGCTTTCATTTTCCTTTAGCCATTCAACCGTTCCGTCTTGGCTTCCGTTATCAATGATGTACCAGTCGAATTCAACACCTGCTTTATCCCAAAGAGTCTGAAAACAGTGTTTTGTGAACTCCAATCTGTCCCTGGTGAGGGTATAAATGGCTATTTTATTCATAAAAAGCTATGATTCCGAGTGAATTAGCTACATACATGCCTTTTTCCTTGAAAAGAGGTGTTAGTCTGATAGCATCCCCGAAAAGAATCTGCTGTCCTTTCTTAAAAGTAGTATCACCACCATCAACAATGAAATAATCACTTGGCGGAATAACTTTTGAATCTTTCTGCATTCTGAATCCTTTTCTTAAAACATTTTCTACAATAACGTGTCCTGCAATTGGTTTTGGTAGTTTTGATTTAGCCATTTTGTTTATTTAAAATTTTACCGATACGTTCTTTTGTCCAGCGACTGTTTAAAAGTGTTCTGTTGTCGCTAGTATGTTTAAATCTATCTCTTGAACTGGAATGATGATGAACGGTTGGGGTTTGGATTATTTCAATCGAATAACCTTTTTCTAGCGCGGTGAGAAATATTTCTTGATCTTCCCCGCCGTTTTTGTAAGCTTCATCTAGTCCGCCTAATTCTTCCCAAACTTTCTTTTTAACTCTGAATAGAAATCCGGTAGGAATAGTGGCTTGCTCAAAATTATCAGTTATTTCCTCGGCAATAAATCCGTTTTTCCATTTATAACTTATGCCGTACCAAATTTTATCTTTGTGCCAGTTCGGAGTGATTTGCGCGGCGCCTACAATGTCCGCTTCACTACTAATCATCTGTCGGATAACCTCATCTTCTGGTTCAATGTCATCGTTCATGAAAATAAGATTGTCAGTAGTAGCGATTCTCGCTCCTTTGTTGCAATTTTCGCTGAACGTTCCCCCTCCGATGACTAGGATATTGAAATTGTCGTGAGAAAGACGGTCTAAACATTTGTGTAGCATGTCATGGCGGTTTTGATGTGGGATAATAATGTCTGCTAGTTTAGTGTCTTTGATACTGTGCTTTTTCATCAAAATTGCTCGCGCCGTTGTGCTGTCGGGCGTATCTTTGCCAAAAGTTATGCCGTTTTCGCGTACTTTGGTTGAAAAAACGCATTCTCCGCAATATTTCCCCTCTCTTCCCTTATCCAAAAGCGTCAGCCACAAATCCCAGTCTTGAAATTTCTTTAGGCTCTCATCGAATCCAGGGAAATCTTCTTTGCGGATTAGACTCATGGTTGAAATATAGTTCCATTTCCATAAATCATGCGAACTGAATTCCTTGTTTCCTATTAGTTTCCCATCCAAGGAATAACTTCCGTAGGAATAAGCAGCTTTAAAATTTTTAATGAGCGTTCCATATAAAATTGCGATTGCGTCTTTGTCCCATTCAAGGTCATTGTCGGAAAAAAGAACAAATTCCCCTTTAGACTTTTCAAATCCCCTATTCCTGCAAACTGGCGCACCCTCTTTTTTCTCATCTATCTCAACAATAATTTCAATGTTTTGGTAACTCTGATTTTTGAGAGATTCCATTGAGTCTATTTTTTCATTGGAGCGACTAGGAATGATGATTGAAATCAACGGAGCATTTTCCTTACACTTCTCAACATGACCGCAATCTTCAAAACAATAAGGACATTCATTTTTTGCCAACCCTTTTCTTTTTGGGGTTTCATTAATCAATGTTGCTCCGTCCTGTTCTATCATTTCCTTGGCTCTTTCCGCCGACACTTCAACTATTCTTCCCGAAAAATTTCTTATTAGCATGGTTTGTAGTGTCCTCAAGACTTCTCCCTCTAGAAAGGAGAAGAATGAAGACACTAGATTAGAATCTGATAACAATATCCACTAATTCTCGTGCACCTTCTGTGAAAACTTTCTTTCCATACAAATCCCACAAGATGTATTCAGTTCCAAGGAACGTTGTACCATCTGACAATTTAGGATTTTCGATTACTTCAAGATTGATAAGACTTCCTGCGTTCTTTCCGAAAGAAATAGCGCCTTTCTTACCCATCAACCAGTGACGAACATTATGGTTAGAAACAACTGAAGTTCCAACGTTCAAGGATGTGAAAACAGAAATTCCGTTCAAATCACCTTTGTAACCATTTTTCATCACGCTGTCAGCCAATTGGAATCCATTAGCGATAAGATATTTCTTACCATAAAGGATATAGTCACTTGGATGCATAACGAGGAACAAGTCTCCGTTATTTTCCACTGACTGAGCTGCAAGCTTAGCTTCACCAGCCAAAATTGCGTCCATAACTGCGCCAGTAGATGTTGCCAAGTTAATTCCTTGTCCATCTGTCTGCCCTACATCTCCACCGTCAACTTCTGAACCAGCATTTGCATGTTCTGCAAGAATAGCTGTATCGATAGTATCGCGAAGTTTGTAAGTTGCTCGGTCTTTCATGCGTCCATTTAGACGATATTTCATTTGTTTCTCATCCAAACGATCAACTTTGAAAGCTGCGTATTGAGCTGTACCAATTACCAATTGTTCATTTGTAGAAGTGATGTCAGATGTAGACACACCAGCAGAAGCTGGATTCCTTGTGTATGTTCCAACTGTTGGGTCAGAAGCATAAGGGTTGTTATAAGTGTCTCCGTCTGCTAGTTCAATAACTTCACAAATTTGCATTGCTACTAGATTTTTTGTGGCGTTTTCCTGAACTTCAGGAGCCCAAATTTCTCTGATAAAATGCTGTAAATCATTAGCCATATTCTATTTATGCGTTGCGTACCAGGCCGAATATTCTTGTCGTCTGCCAGATTTGGCGTTAAGCCAAGCGATATCTTCTTTGTTAGAAAGGTCTATGTGCGCAAAGCTTCTTCCATTACTAGACATCCCCGGACTGGGTCTGCCTATTTTTGTTTTGTTCACCTCGTCTTCAGCTTTAGCTTCGGCTCTGGCCTTGGCTTCTCCTTTAAAATAGGATGAGCTTTCATAAAGTGTGAAAGGGTCTTTGCCAAGTAATTTGGCTTCCTTTTCAACTTCCGTCCAGATTTCTTGAGCTTCTGGGTTGGCCTTAAAATAAAGGCTCTTTAGAACTGGGCTTGATGCCTGTTCTGTCGGCTCAATCTTTTCGACTTCCTTAATCTCCTTCACTTCTTTTTTCTCTCGTCCTACTTGTGAAGCTAATTTCTTAACTCCTTTTAAAAGACGATTGTATTCTTCCCGTGTTGGAGCTTCATCTGACTGCTCAGATTCAAAAAGGTCATCGAACTCCGATGCTTCCTCTGATTCGCGTTCTTCGCCGAGTGTAGACTTTTCGTCATTCTCCTCGAAGTGTTGGTCTTCTTTGGTTTCCATTTGTTTTGAGGTTTACTTTATACCCACCAGCTCTTAAAGTGAGCTGACAAAATGAGTATATTTGTAACCTCAAAGGTTACAATAAGTTGTTAAGGATGTTGGATAGGGTCTGCGAGGCTTTGATGTTAGTCATCACGAGGTCGGCTAGTTGTTCTTTAGGTTTTCCTAGCGCGTCAATCAACAGTCTAGTGTCGGTCAACGATTCAATATTTTTTTTAATCAATTCTTCCACAACGTACTTTTGAAAATTCTTGTCTTTTTTCAGGCGTTCGAAATAAAGATTTCGCTTCTCATCTTCACCCTTAAGAACTTTCTTTATCTCTTCTTCCTGCTTGGCACGTTCTGGGTTATAAAAAGCTGATTTGCTCATAAGGTGTATTTAATTTATAAAGCGGCTGGCGGCGGTGTCATCGTTCCATTTTCAGCTTGCAGTTGCATCATCTTTTCTTGTTCCCTGGCGGCTATTTCTTCCTTAGAAGGGTCATAAGCGCGGGGATTTAATCCTTGGAGACTCAAAATTTCGTCTTCAATCTTTCCCTTGCTCTTGGTTGATGTCTCGTCATTTTTCATGGCAGTCAAAGCGTCAAAGCGCCCCTTGTAATCGAATGCTTCTTGGCTGATATCAAAGTCCACCATGGTCTGCATTTCTTTCAGCAGCGTCTTTTTAATCTGAGGAAAGCGCATGTCGCCCTGGTCTAGCAGTTCTTGCTTGAGCTGTTCTCTGGCTTGAACAAACTCTTCTTCGCTTGGGTACATGCCTGTTGAATTCTTGACTTCTAACGCCCAACCATTCACCGCATTTTCAATCAAGAAGTTGTCCATTTCTTCCAGTTGGGTCGGATCTCCTAAAATTGCCACCACTTCCTGCTCGTCCAGTTCGTCCACGATGTCTTGCGCGTAACCGTTGTTAAAGAGACGTTTCATGCCGTGTTGCATTCTCTCTCGGGTGTAATCAAACACCGTATTAGCTACTTGCTGGTTGATTGAAGCCTGGGTAGCAGAAGTTGAAGCTGGTGTTTCTTCGCCTGTTCCTTGAGCGGTGATCCCGATAATCTGGCGCATCAGTTCGTAAATCTTTTCTTCCATAGTCGAGAAATCGAATGTCTTCATATCAACTGGCAATTGATTGAAAGTTTCCCCAGGCGCAAGTGTGATGATAGAACCAGTTTCAAGGTTAGCGACAGATTCCTGCGATAGTTGCGTCAGTCCATTCACGCCTTGAATGGCAGTATGCACGTTGATTCCCATCAGTCCTTTGAGGTCGAGCTTACGTTTGTTGTTGTAAAGCTCGTTGTACATCATTTCAGGCGCGGCCAAGAGTTCTCCGCAGCCTAATCCCTGCTGTCTGCCCGGCACTTTGAAAAGGTCGAACTGTTCATACGGAAACATTTCCTCGTATTCGCCCAACTTTTCGATCATTCTTTTCGAGGTTCGTTTTTTCTTGTAAGGAGTAGCGAACCTGTCCAGTTCGATGTACGGCTGCCACTCACTAGGCTTATGAAGCGTATCGGCTTCGGTGATCGTGTTGTCGAGATATTTGACGCAAATCTTGTGAATCTTTTTGTCTTTTCCCACAATGCCCCATGTCCAAAACTCAACTACTTTGAATTTGCTCTCCCCTTGCTTTTGCATTTTCTCCCAGAGTTCTTCTATTTCCTCCCAGTGTTCGGACCAATCTTTTTTATATGAAAGCATCTGGTCGTAGGTATAATGGCAAAGCTCTGCGTGCCTTCTCTCTTGCGGGTTTTGTACGTTAGGCTCTGTAATGTAGTTTCTTAGGTCAACAGTCGCCAGTGAGCCGTCCACCCGCTTCACAATCGAGCTTCCGTACCAGCACATCTCAGACATAACAGTGTCGATGAATTCTCCAAAGAAAGTTCTCGAAAGATGCGAAGTGAAGGCCATGCGAAGCAGCGCCACCAATTTAATCCGCGCGCCGTTAAGAGAGCGGATATTAAAATGTTTCATGTCCAAATCAGAGCCTTGAATCAAAGTTCGGTAAACTACCCACATCTTGCGGAGAAAGACGCGTTCAAATCCGTTTTCTTCTTTACTTCCGTCTTTAAATTTGGCATTAAAAAGACGTGCCGATTCATTGTTAACGTCGCGCATGTTGTACGAAACGCCAGGACTAACTTCCACAGTTCCCTGCTCGAAGTCTGTTATGAAAGATTGCAGTTCGTTTTTGTTTTCCATTTGTTTTTTTATCTAAATGAAGGTCGTTGTAAATTGTATGTTGGTCTTTCTTGCGGTTGGAATGATTTTGATATTTGTGTCTGATATGCTTCTGCGTCTAAGACGTCGTCGTGCGTAGATTGAGGGAATTCCAATTGTTCTTCTTCGAGGTCAGTGCAATGTCCTTTGATGTGATAAACCGATTTACTTTCGTATCTTGGCAGAATGCTTCTAATCCTTAATTCTTTTTGCGTTCCATTGTGCTTTAAGGGCGTAATGGTAAGAAACTTATTTCTTCTTCTCATTTCATCCTCCAAAAATGGTTGCACAACCTGTAAATATATTGTTTCTTCAACCCCTATCGCGTCCAAATTCCATGTTTCCTGTAAATAAAATAACCTGTCGATAAGTTCTTTCGGACTGATTCTTTCTTTCCAAGCCTTGATGTTCCATTTGTTTTCTCTGTCATTAAAATTGATGCAAAAGCCCGTGTTATCGTTTTCGGCATTCTTTGACATGGCTGTGTCAATCGTCAACGATCGGTAAGTTTGCAGAGCTAAAACTTCTTCGATGGTTCTGTATTGGAAAAACTCTTCTTTAAATTCTTGATTTTCACTTGCTATCGGTTCTTGCTGATAAAGCGCAGACCATTCGTAACTTCCAATGGAATTTTTAGTGTTCATAAGCATCGGCAAGCTAAACTTTTCTTTCCATAGCGCCTCTCCTGCTTTGCGGTGTTGCTCGTCGTTTATCGCTATTGCTGGAAATTTAATCACCTCCCACGCGTCAAACTCAGTAATATCTGGATTTTGCTCATCAGCTTCTTGTTTTTTAAGCAACCTCCCGACTAAATCATCTTTGTGCCAGCGCGTCATAATCACGATAATTGCTCCGTAGCCCTCTTGTCGGGTATAAAATGTTGATTTATACCAGTCGTACACGTTATCCCTAATCAGCTTACTATCAGCTTCTTTTCTGTTTTTAAATGGGTCGTCTATTATCCCAATCTTGAAACCTTTACCAGTGATTGATCCTCCAACTCCTGTTGAGGTATATCCGCCTTTCGATTCAGTCATCCATTTCCCCTTGGCTTTCGTGTCTTGCTTGAGTCTAGTTTTGAAAACCGCCTGATAAGCTTCGCTATTCATCAAATCCCTCGTCTTTGAACCAAAATCTTCGGCTAAGTCCGATGAATAACTCGAAACCATTATCGGAAACTCTGGGCTTCTGCCTAAAACGTAAGCCGGGAATTTGATTGAACAGGTTTCGCTTTTGCCGTGCCTAGGCGGAACTTCCAAAATGATTCTTACTTTTTCTCCTTTTAATGTCTCTTGGTATGCCGATTCCAAAACCTTTCCTATTTCTTCATGTAGCCAGCTAGGGTTGTATCTTTCGTCCGTGTAAATGGAAAAATCAATGATGTTATTTTGTGCCGCTACCTTCAGCGATTCCAGCTCTTCTTCGGAGTATTCGTTCTGCTTGTTCTGGGCTAATGTTTGAGATTGATTCTCCATCTGTTTTTATATCTAAATTCTTTCCTAACTGCTGGACATGGTCTAAATAAATCTCGGCCGCTCTATCTGATTCTTTCGCTCTTTGCGCAAGGTTGTGAAGAATTGTTGGAGTTTCTTTCTTGGCTACTCTAAGCGATAATTCAAATATTCTTTTTTGAATATCAGGCTTACACACCTCCCAGTAATATGTCCTTCTATTTATTCCCCTGTTTTCACAAAAAGCCGTAACAGTTTCTTCTCTTAAATCTGTCGGAGTTGCTTCAAACTCAATCATTTCTTCTATCCAGCTTTTTTCTGCCATAATGTTTATGATTAGTGAGAGATTCGGACTCTCGTCTTCCCTCGCCGTTCGTGAATCTTTTTCTTTCAAAAGCGTAAGGTCTTTAAACCAATTTCCTACTTGTTGGGGGATGCTGTACCATTTAGCCAACTAATCAATTATTTAATCTTCGTCTTCAAAATCAGATTCAGTATCAGTTTGAAATCCTATTAGTGGGGTTAGCTCTCTTTCATCATCCTTATTGCTTTCCAGCGAATGAAATTCCGCTTTGATATTCTTCGCTTTCCTTATCGCTTCTGAAAGGTCTTTGGCGTTTATTCTCTTTTGATACCAGAGTGTAAAATTAGCCATATGATTAGCAACCTTTTTTTGGTTTCATCGGCATACCTTTTTTAGGCATTGGCTTCATTGGTTTGGATGTTGGTTTTGCTACTGGTTTTTTTGGTTTTTTCATGGTTTTTTATTTAAATTCTTCTAATATTCTTGACTGATGCTAAAAGATAGAACGCACCAGTTTTTATTGTCTCTCGTCTGCGTTTATAAGCTTTAAGCTTTCAGACGTACTTTTTACCTTTAAGATAAAAGCAGGTGAGAAATAATAATTTGCTTGCGCCCATCTCCACTATTTTCGCCCTACGGACATCGGCTCTAGAAACCTAATAGCTGGGGTATGGGAGAAAAAAAACTATTCCTGATCGTAAGTGCCTTCGTAATTTCTGTCGGATATCTGCGAGGGAGTTAAATACTCTTCTGGTATTTCGAGATAACTGCAGCAGTCACATTTCTCTCCTTTTGGGAGAGGTGAGCCGCATTCGAGACAAATCCATGTTCTAGCCATATTTGTTTTTGACCAACAAAAAAAGGAGACTACAAAAAACCGATTTAACGATTTTCTATAGTCTCCTTATATAGTTTGGGACGTTTGTATTGCTAGAGAATTGTATCTCTCCTCAAACTCTAGCATGAAAATTAATATTTGTCAAATTTGTTATGCACAGTTAAGCCTTTTCTTGTCCATTATAAGCTGATAGCCGTTTACCTCGCTCTCTTTTATAAAAATAACCACTTTCCCTTCCCCGAATTTATCCTTTACATTTCTTATCCCTTGTTGGATTTCTGCCAATAGTTGTATTTCTTTTTGTGTTTCCATAATTATTCTGCTGTAATTAAGGTATAAGTTATAGTTTTTCCTCGTACTTTAAACTTCATTTTTGCGTTACCTACTCTTTCAGCTTCTTTCATCATGGCCCTGATTAGTGTTTCTTGTGTTGGTTTTAAGTTTTTTAGCTTTTTCATATTTGTATTAGATAAGTCTTTTATTCCACTTAAAATGATTCCTGCCATAAACAACCCATAGAGCTATATTCATTGGCAATAGTCCCCATGCTGACATTGAAAATATCCATATAAGCCATAGAAACTGATTAAGTAAACCTACGGCCCATGCTCCTTGTTTTTTATTTCCAGCGAGAACCATTGTGTAGATTGTGATAGCTGATAAAAAATACGGTAAAATTATTTTGATCATATTATTTCTTTTTACCCTTATCTTTTAGATAAAGAATCCACCCCAATAAAGCAATCCAAATGTCATAGCTGTCGATAACAATGCAGACCAGAAATTTACATCCTCTCTAGGTTTTCCATGTTGATTTGCTGCTACTAATAAACCTATACCCATTAATACTAAAGTTATTATTTGTGGTGTTTTCATATTTTTATTTTTTAGATTTCTTAGCTTTTTGACAGTTCTTGCAGGTGTAGACCTTAACTATTTCTTTTTCTCCCGTTTCTATGTCCACTATAAGACTATAAAATGTGTCTACAATCTCCCTTACCTTATCCCTCATTTCTTGCTTCATTTCTGCTTTCTCCTTATTGACCAAAGCTCCGCAGACGCTACATTCGCAATATTGCTTGAACTCCGCCAAGGTTTTTGAGTGCAGGGTCATTATTTCGCTTCCTCTTTTTAAATCTTCGTTAAATTCTCTTCTTAATTTTCGCTCTAATGTTTTGATTCCGAACATTTGTTTTATTTTTAATATTTATTTGCTGCCTACCACGTTTTTATCATAAATACTTTCTCCGCCATTTAAATGCTGCTTTACTTTTCCAATTCGCATTGAAGCGTCTTCAAGATGACGATATGCCAAAATAATATTAGCAATACATTCTTTTTCTACTAAAGTGTTTCGCATTAGGCGTGCTTTTTCGCTATTCACGTCGTGTGCAATTTCTTTAATTGCAAGTCGCAACTTATCCATACTTTCATCAAAGGTCTTAATTTCGCCTTGTTCTGCTCTCTCTTGAAATTCTTCTATTCCGATCATAGTGTTTTTATTTTTAATTTTTAGATATAAAAAAAAGTCACGATTAAATAGGTCGTAACTTTTTTATTTGATTGTATTCTCTTACACTCAGCTTATCATATTTAGAGGACTTTGTCAAGGGCTATTGATTCATTATTTTGGCTTGTTAAGGAATTGTTTAAGGCTTTCTTTTGAAATATACTTTGGTCTAAAGGTGCTGCCTTGTAATGTTTCATCTTCTGCCCATTCCTCTATTCCCTTGATAAGAGAGTCTTTGGCTTGTCACTCTACGCCATCAACAGTAAATAATCCAAATCTTCTCAAATCTTCATCCTCCCTGCCTTTCCGATAAGCTTCCTCTCTTTCCTTTTGTAGGGTTTCTCTGAAAAGTTGCTTTATTTCCGCTGGTATTCCTTTTTTTGTGCTAATGGAGTCATAATATTTATTTTCTCCAAATCTTGAATATTTTTTTGTAATAAACCTTTCGTCAAATTCTATTTCCCACCCTTTAGGCTCGTCTTTGGTATCATCTCGCATAAGTTTTTTACATTGATGACAGGTAGGATTAAATTCTTCACTGTCCCAGACGTGTCGACAGTCTTTGGTATCATTGAGAGGTTTGGGATTTTCTTTGTGGCAAGAGCAATTATTGTCTGAACACCAGATAGGAAAATTAATACCTCCAGCGGCGTATCTTTTGCATTCAACGCAACATGTATCTGGATTTATTGTCTTATTCATAGTTTTATATTTTTAATAATCCCTGCTCTAATAGATATTCTAATTGTAGGCCTCTAGCATCTGCTTCTGTTTCAAAGTGCTTATCAACTACCAAGTCGTAGTCTGGTAAATCAAACCATTGGGCACAAGCAACTGTGACATCATATCCCCTACCTACTACTATATAAAAAACTTCATTGTCCATATTATTTTACTTGTTTGGTTAATTAGTATGTCCTGTCTCCGTTATCTCCATTTCCTATTTTCCATGCTGTAGATGTGAAATATTTATCTATAAATGGCAAATTTACTCTTATCCACGCATATCCTGTTCCATTCCCATTAAGTGTTGACCCACCTATTCCCCATGATACCGAATAGTTTTCTGTAAAAATTCCATGTTTGCGTACTTTCATATTTTTATTAATTTTGTTAATTATTCTTCCAGAACTCCCACCATTTAGGTTCAAATTCCTCAAATTCTTTCAGTCTTTCCGTTTCCCATGCGAGATATTCGCTTTTCTGATTTGTTTTATGGTTTTTATAGAAATCCCGTTCTGCTTTGGAATAATCTTGATGAATTTTTATGCCTTGATTGTCGTGCTGGACTATTGCGTGAAACCAAACATTGAAACTGGTGTGTCTTCTAAATTGGTTACTTGTCCCAATCATCTGATAACCATACCTTGGAAGAGTTTTGTATGGGTCTTTTAATTCTAGGTACATGTTTTTGTTTTTAGTTGATTAGATTTAACATCTCACTTCTTCTGTGGCTTCACCTGCTCGCCAAGGTTGCCTGTTGTATGTGATAGTGGAGTACTGATATCATCTCGTGTCAGTTCATCACCCTAGGTCAATTTATGAGCGAGTCATATTCTGCTTTGAGGTCGTCGTGGATTTGCTTGTAGTTCGGTTTGATGTGATCTTTTTTAAATTCCGCGTCCATGGCTTTTAACTGTTCGTATTTCCCAGGGAACTTTTCTTCAAACCATTTTTTTTGAGCCAGCGGATTTTCGTGCCAATCAAAGTGGCATCTGGCGCATTGATCCATGATGTTCTCGACTATGACGCTCATGCGGTGAAATTTTCCTTCGGGCAAGATGTGAGAGCCATGCTGCTGCTTTTCCATTTCGGCTGAGTTTCCGCATTTGCAACAAACATACCCTGCAAGGTGTTTAGCAATCTTTTTCGCCCACTCTACTGCTTCGTGTCGCCAGTCTTCATTCGTCCAGTCCGCTTTAGTCCTTCTTTTTTTTAGCTTGGTCGGTTTGCTTTTGAATGCAGTCCTTTTAAGTTGCTTCGGAGGTTTCTTGACGCTAAGCACTTTCGGTACTGCGAAGGTTAGATGGCTCATTTGATTTTGTTATTAGTTTTTGTTGATTTAAAAAACGCTGGTCTAGGAAATATATTATTGCTTTGTCTAGAGTTGATTCGTGACCGAAAAGAATATCTACATCTTCAAATTTTTCAGCAAGTTCATTATATCTTTTCGAATTCCAATCATTCTCACTTTTGAATAATCTTTCTTTTTCTTTCATCTCCTGCCAAATTAAACGAATTTCTTCTGAAGGTAATTTCATAAAAGTTTTTGTGAACTCCCTATGGTTTCCTCGACAATCCACAGGGAGTTTTTGCTTGTTATTTTTTAACAATTACCACTCATTAATAAACTCCACATCTTCCAAGCCAAAAGATTGCGCCTTTGCTTTTACGCAAGTATTTTTATCCGTACCTATAAAATATTCCCTGCCTGTCGAAGGACAAAAACAATTATAGAATTTAAGCGGCTCGTCCATGTTTTGAACTGTAAAAGAGATCACTTTCATCATATTTCCTTTGCTATCAAGCTGTTCGTCTAAGATCTTATAATCTTTTAGTTGAAGCATTTTTGATTTATCCATGTATTCGTAAGCAATTCTTCGGTGTTCGATATTATCAATCGCAAAAATTTCATCGGGTGTCATTTCGTCATTCACGATCTTATCAAGCCATTCTTTTTCAAATCTTACCCCATGCAAATGATATAACCCCCATCCATCAGGATATTCGATTGATTTTTCTGTTTCTGAATGAAGTCTCCCTTGTTCATCGCGATTTATTTTTGTGGGTCTAGCACATACCATCACAAAATCCCTATTAGGCCAGATATAATTTACTGATTCGCATACTTTGCGGTACGCTAGTGCTCTGTCCATAATGTCTTTTGATAATTTCAATTTGCAAATATCGAAGAAGAAATTAGAAAATGCAACCCCCCAATACCACCCACCGACCCAAAATTGACCGCCCAGCCAATAATGCCAACTAAAATTAACTCCTGCTTTTTTTGCAATGTTAATTGCTGTTGTAACAGCACCGCCAACAGCACCGTCAACAGCACCGCCAACAGCATCGTCAATAGCATCGCGAACAGCATCGTCAACAGCACCGCGAACAGCACCGCGAACAGCATCGTCAACAGCACCGCCAACAGCATCGTCAATAGCATCGCGAACAGCACCGCCAACAGCACCGCCAACAGCATCGTCAATAGCATCGCGAACAGCACCGTCAACAGCACCGCGAACAGCACCGCGAACAGCATCGCCAACAGCACCGCGAACAGCACCGCCAACAGCATCGTCAATAGCATCGCGAACAGCATCGCCAACAGCATCGCCAACAGCATCGCCAACAGCACCGCGAACAGCATCGCCAACAGCACCGCGAACAGCACCGCCAACAGCATCGCGAACAGCATCGCCAACAGCATCGTCAACAGCATCGTCAACAGCATCGTCAACAGCATCGTCAACAGCATCGCGTTTTTTTCTTAGAATTGCTTCCGCTACAGATGCTGCCAACCCCCCAACTAACGGAGAATTAACCCTAATAATATTTTTAGGATAAGTTAAGCCAGCTTTTTCATAACAAATAGGCATATATTTATCAAAAGTGTCCCAATCTGTTTCTCCTGTTTGAAGTCCTTTTTCAATCCACATATCTCGATATGACATCATTGCTACTTCTTGTTTTTTTGTAAGTTTTTCTATTCGTTGCATATTTTTTTAATTTATTTTTATTAGTCAACTACGGGTATAAGTCCCTGCGGCGTGAATTCTTGCTGTTTAATTAATTGGTAATTTCCATTAGGCAATTTAGCATCACCAATTTTAGGACTATGTTCTGGGTGCAAAAGATTTGTGTTTTTAGCTTTAAAATATCCAAACACAAAATCACTTTCTTTTACTAGATATATTTTACCGGTATCAAAAGTATGAGCGTTGCCATGAGAACCTGACATCAACATATTAGTCTTAGTTTCTTTTAGTCCTTTCGGAATTTTGCTAACTTTGAGAAATAAGATTTCTCCGTGTCGGAATGCTTGTTGTTTTTTCATCTTGTTTTTTTAAATAATTTAATTAAGTTCATTTTTTTGGAAATTAAGTTTAATTTTTGCTAATGCCTCAAGATTATTTTTGCGCTGCTCTTCGGAAAACTCCTCTATTTTTGGTAGTTCCTTCTCGGTATAGGATTTTTCTTTCTTTTCCTCCCAAGTCCTAACTGCGGCTTTCCAGTCTTTCATTTTGTTTTTTCCAACCATCCAACCCTTAGCGGAATAAAAGTTATGCCACTTATCAGAATTAACTCCATTGTTTCTTTCCGTGCAGTATTTTTTTACTTCTTCAAGTGTGGGTGGAGCGAAGCGACTTATAATAGATTCTTTAATTCTTAATTTCTTTATTTCTTCTTTTATAGTGTCGTCTTGCTGTCGTCTTGCTGTCGTCTCCTTTACGCTTTCCATATCGCTTTTGTAATTATCCATTGTCTGATATTTGGCGTAGTTAAGCACTGTAATGACCATTCCGCGTGTCGTCTTACGTGTCGCTATCATGTCGTCTGCTTTCGCCCAACGCATGAACTTATCAATTTGATCTTTTGTAGCCTTTGTATAAAGCATTATTTCGGAATAGGTCATGAAATTCTCACCCTTTTTTAATTCTTTACAGTCGGCGTAATTGACATGAGAAATTATGTAAAACCATACTTTGAACCACTTGTCTGGCTTAGAGAAAAACACATCACTCTCGACTGTTTTTCTAGCCCAAACAGTAGCGCCATTAGTGTTTCTTTTCACATTTATTTTTGAATCAAACGTATGACTATCTTTTAACTTTTCACACGTTCTTTTCTATTTAGTTTTTATCTTTCTAATTTAGCTTTGTATTGGTCTATTAATGCTTCAGTATGTCTTTTGTAAAAAGTTTCCCACTCTTCGGCTGAATTAACTTGCTTGTAGTAGACAAAAATTACGTTGTAGAGCCTTTCGCTTTGTGTTTTACCTTCCATACCTTTCTCTACTTTTTTCTTGCCCTTGCTCGGCGTGTCAATTGGCTCAATGGTCATCTTGACGTTTAAATTTTGAAGGGACATGAACATCACTTTTTCATCTGGACTAAGTTCAGGAGTGCTGATAGATAGTCCTAGAGAACCATCGACCTTGGCTCTAATTCCTGAAATCACCGCTTGGCTTTCGATTGATTGCATAGTTTTTGTTTTTTAATAATTTACTCATCTCAACCCAGAAGGGCTGAGGGAATAAACTAGAAAGGAACGCTTTCAATTCTGACCTCGTCCTGTTCTTCGTAGAGATTGATTGTTGGAATTTCTTCTTCCTTTGCAATTTCATTCATTTCTTCAACAACTCCTTTTTTGATAACTGCCTTTTCTCTTTCCTCATGGGTCAACGAAGTTTTTTCTTCCTCAATTGTTAGGAATGATTCAATGTTTGAAAAAGTCTTGTCATCCTTGGTGGTGTTTTTAACGACAACTCTCACCTGCTGTCCAACTAAAGAATTAATGAAACTTGCGTCGCATTCAGCCTCTTCTTGCACTGTCATTTCTCGTCTGATTACTGTTTCAATAATTTGATATAGCAGGTTTTTTCCTTTCTTTGAGCTAATATATAGATAAGTTGGAACAAAATTTTGGAAAACACTGCGTCCCCTCAAGGATTCTCCTTTTTTGTCAAACCCTCCCAAAAGTACAAACTGGAAATTAAGAACATTTTCGTAAATCTTTTCTGCATCTGACTTTCCGCGCGTGTCATAAGTCGGTTTGCTTTCGAGGTTTATGTCGAAAATTTCAACCTGGTAAACATTTTCCGGCAATGGGTCAAATCCCTTAGCTTCTTTTTTCTCAACTTTCAATTCTTGTGTAATCATTACTTTATTTGTAGATTCTGGTGCGAACTTATCGCCACTCCTGGAATAGATATTCCAGTTTTTAAGGCTTTTTTAATCGCAAGCTTGTCTACTTGTTTAATTAATTTAACTGCTATAAACTCCTCAGGAACAATGGATTCATCGACCACTTCCACTGTTTCTGATTTCAAAAATGTTAACTTGAACAAGTCTGTTTCAATTTTTTCAATGCCATTTTTTTCCATTGCCCATTTAATATATTCTTTCAATCTATTAGCAGCGTTTATTCGGTGCTTTTTAAGCTCGCTAAGGCGTTTAATCTCGTTGTCTATGGCTTCGGTACTTCTCAAAATACTTTGTTGAAACATGACTACGTTTTGAGCTTTTTCCTGAAGCTGCATCTGCACGTTTTCAAGATATTCTGTAAGCGTGGCGTCGTCTTCAACCATTTCTTCTAATTTGCTGAAAGCGTCAGCAATAACGTAAAGTTTTTCAGTACTCATAACTTTTAAAATTCATAATAATTATCTTCATCTGGCGCAAAGTTTTTAGCCTGCTCATCTTCAATTCGGTTAAATTCTTCTGGATTATAGCGAGCTGTATATCCAGCTGAAACTATTTGTTCTTTTTCCATAAGTTTAAAATCTATCTAGTGAATTAAGTGTCATTTCTTCGTCTGCCTCCTCGATTTCTTCCACTCTGTCAGCTAAGTCTTCCAGCTCTGAAATTAATCTGCGAAGGTCTTTTGAGTTCCAGTCTTCACATAAATTGAAGACACTGTTTACTTTGCTGTTCATAAATTTGTTGTTAAATATTTCTTATAAACTCCATCTTTGAACGTGTACCAAGGCTGAAAACCTCTTTTAGAGTGCATTTCTTTCGCCTTTTTAATGTTCACTTCTGGGTCAAATAATTCTTTCGGGCAAGTTTTTCCAAGCGTATTAATTTGTGCAATGCCGCAATCTACTGACCATGCTTTATGTTCCAAACCTTTTGGGCAAATTCCGTTCGGATAACCTTCGCAGTTGTAATTTATTGCATCGTTTTTCAATCGGCTTTCTGCTTTGAAAACTGCTAGAGCGATTTCTCCTTCAACTCCAAACTCTCTTCTGATTTTTCCTTCGATAGAGTCGTCCAATGCCCTAGTCGTTGGAATAGGGGCATTTTTTTCAATTTCTTGCCCTTTAGCTCCAACTTCATTGATGATTGTGATTATGCGAGGCTCCAAAGCTGTGTTAACTGCTTCAAGGAAAAATAATATTGCCAAAACTGCTAAAGCGATTGATAGGACGTAAGGCAAATACTTTTCTCTTTTTAATCTGAACTGTTCATGTTTTAATTTGATGTAGAATCTCATGATGAGTTGCTCCATCACCCGTTGGATTTTTATATTTTTAATTTAATTGGTTAGTTCGTTGAAATGTTTGTTTCCAGTCTGCTTCCTGATTGTGCAGATATTCTGGTTTGTGATTTTGCTGTTCCATTTTTGCGCTATGCTCTTTGCTTTTTTCGCTAGGAAAGATTAGGCCGTCAAAGATTAAATTTCTGCGATATTTGGTAAGTGATTCAGGCTTGTATTTCCTAATAGCCCCCATCAGCCCTCCGCAGATAGCTTGCTTATATCCCCAAAATGATAGACACCATTCTGTGTTCTCATCCACTACCCCCTGGTTGGAGTGCAGTAGGTCAAAGCATTCCTTTTCTACTCCCCTAAGGTCTTCATAAGTTCTTTTTGTTTTCATTTGATTTTAAAAGGGGGGAAGAATAAGGCGAGTTACGAGACCTTATTCTCCTTCCCTTGCACATAACTTTTATTTTTTACCCCAGTACTTGTTGTAAGGCGTACTTTGCCAAAACCGACGATTCCATTGTTTTCTTTAGCTGTTTGTCAACCTTCATTTTTGCGTAGGTTTGTTCGGCTAACATTTGTGTGCCCCAGACTTCAATGATTTTTGCGTTCAGCTCATTGGCCGAACATTTAATCACGAATGATTGCATAAGATTGTTTTTAGATAATTAAAGAACCGACTACTTTCGTAATCGGTTCTTTTTATTGTCGTACAATTATGCTATATTGCAGCTAACTAGCCTACATTGATTAAGGGGCTGTCTTGCAATCTTGCTTTCGCGACACTGAAGCAAAGGGAAGTAGCTCAAATAAGCCATAACCAACTTAGTCTAACATATAAATAAGTCTTCACGCTTGTATCCCTCTTTCCCTGGTAAGTTTAGCTCAAATTTCATTCCT